TTGAATTCCCCGCTATCCTGCCTTCCGGCAATGCTTTATGGCCTGAATATTGGAGCCTTAAAGAGCTAGAAACACTTAAATCTGAGTTGCCAGTTAGCAAATGGAATGCCCAATACCAGCAAGACCCCACCTCAGAACAGGGCGCTATTCTGAAAAAAGAGTGGTGGAAAGAATGGCCTAAAGACAAGCCACCTGAATGTGATCTGATATTATGCTCTGCAGATACCGCATTTGAGACAAAACAGCGATCAGATTACAGTGCTGTAACTACATGGGGTGTATTTAATCATCCAGATGAAGAAACTGGTTCCTTAAAACCTAATATCATTCTCCTTGATGCATGGCGGGATAAGCTCACCTTTCCCGGCCTTAAGGTGGCTATGCTGGATCATTACAAGGAATGGGAACCCGATGTGTTTATCATTGAAGGTAGAGCCTCTGGTAAACCTCTTATATATGAATTAAGATCTATGGGTATTCCCATATCGGAGTTTAATCCAGTTAGAGGAAACGACAAGATCAGCAGGGTGAATAGTATTGCTGATATCTTCTCCTCTGGAATGGTTTGGGCTCCCACTACCAAGTGGGCTGACGAAGTTATTACTGAATGTGCTGATTTTCCCGCTGGTAAGCATGATGACTTTGTAGACACTGTCAGTCAGGCAATGTTGAGATTCAGACAAGGAGGATTCCTCCAGCTACACACAGATGATGTAGATGATGCCCCCGTAAGGCATAGGAAAAAGGTTTATTATTAATGTCTAATGCTTTTGATGCTCCACTAGAGACACCTGAAGAGCCTGATGTAAGTATGCCTACAGAGATTGAGTTGGCAGATGCTCAGGATGAAGATTCATATGTTTATGATATGGATGAAGAAGATGAAGAATATGGGGATCTAGCCAGTATTCCATTTGATGGCAATCTAGCTGATGTTATGCCAGAAGAGGAACTCAATGAAATTGCTTCTGAATGTTTGGAAATGTTTGAGGCAGATCTTCTTTCTCGTCAGGATTGGGAAAAATCATATATTGATGGACTAGAATATCTTGGAATGAAAGCTGAAGATCGTAATGATCCTTGGCCGGGCGCTTGTGGTGTGTTTCACCCCCTTCTCACTGAAGCAGTGGTTAGGTTCCAATCTCAGGCAATCATGGAAGTGTTTCCAGCAGCCGGACCTGTTCGCACAAAGATTGTAGGAAAAGAAGCACAGGAAAAGACAGAACGTGCTGCCCGCATGGAAGAGGAGATGAATTTTATCATCACCGAAAGAATGCCGGAATACAGGGGTGAAACTGAACAGCTTCTATTCAGGCTCCCGTTATCCGGTTCCTGCTTCCGAAAGATCTATCCCGATCCAATGGAGCCCCGTCCCGTTGCCCTTATGGTCCCTGCAGAGGATTTTGTTATCAGCTATGGAGCAACTGACCTTAAATCATGTGAGCGCTACACACACCGCATGAGGCGTTCTGAGAATGAAGTCAATAAGCTTATGGCTTCTGGCTTCTATTCTGATATTGATCTCCCTGAGCCCACACCTGAATACAACGACACAAGCGAAGCCCATGACAAGATCACCGGCACTCGCCCAACCGTTCAGCATGACACTCGTCACACAATTCTTGAAATGCATTGTGATTATGATTTTGGAGAGGATGAAAAGATTGCTCTCCCTTATATCATCACAATTGAAAAAAGTTCTCAACAGGTTTTGTCAATTCGCAGGAATTGGCTAGAAACAGATCCAGCCCGCAAGAAGAGAATCCATTTTGCTCATTATCAGTATATGCCCGGTATGGGATTCTATGGTACTGGTTTGGTGCATATGATTGGTGGATTGGCTAAATCAGCAACTTCCGTGCTGCGGCAACTTGTCGATGCCGGTACACTGGCCAACCTAACCGCTGGATTTAAAACAAGAGGCTTGAGAATCAAGAATGAAGATGAGCCTCTAGCCCCCGGAGAGTTCAGGGACGTTGATGTTGGGTCCGGCACCATTAGGGATGCAATCTATGCCCTCCCTACAAAAGAGCCGTCACCAACGCTCTATCAGCTTCTAGGGACCATTGTAGATGAAGGTCGAAGGATAGCCTCTATCGCTGATCTGGAAATCGGTGAAATGAGCGCCAATTCTCCTGTTGGAACCACATTGGCTCTTTTGGAGCGCAGTATGAAGATCATGTCTGCGGTTCATGCCCGTTTACATGCTGCCTTCAAGACCGAATTACAGCTTATTGCCAAGATCGTTGCGGATATGCCTCCTCAATATGAATGGGATGAGGATCAGGAATTCAATCGGCAGGAAGATTTCAAAAAAGGCAAGGTTGATATTCTCCCTGTTAGCGATCCAAATTCATCTACAATGGCACAGAGGGTAGTTCAGTTTCAGGCTGTCATGCAGATGGCCACCGCTTCACCCGATCTTTACAACATGCCACTCCTTCATCGTAAGGGATTGGAAGCTTTACAGGTAAAAGATGCAGAATCTCTGGTTCCGATGCAAGAAGAAATTCAACCGCGTGATCCGATTGTTGAAAATATGGGCTTTATCACTGGTATCCCAACTAAGGTATTTCAACACCAAGATCACACTTCTCATATTCAAGCTCATATCTCGTTTGCAATGGACCCCCAAATCGCAGAAATGGTGGGTCAAAGTCCCAAGGCAGCTATTGTTCAAGGTGCGATTGAAGCTCATGTCGCTGAACATCTGGCTTATCAATATAGGCAGCAAATAGAGAAGGAAATGGGAGTTAAATTGCCTCCCCCGACTGAGCCTTTGCCCCCGGAAATTGAAAACAAGCTTGCTGGATTGGTTGCTGATGCAGCAAATAGGCTTCTTTACCGGCACCAGAATGAAAAAGCAGTGCAACAGGCTGAAGAAACAGCAAAAGATCCTATTGTTCAGATTCAGCTTCGGGAATTGCAGCTTAAAGAACGTGAATTCCAGCATAAACAGCAGACAGATTGGTTTGAATTGCAGGATAAAGCCGACACAGCCGATAAAAAGATTGCTCTTGACACCATTAAAACTGGAATTCAGATGACTGTTGAAGAAAAGAAGCTCAATCAACAAATGGACAAGGAAGCATCAAAAACAGCTACAGATCTAGCTAAAATAGCTGGTAATATAGCTGCAGCAGAAATTTCCAGCAGAAATAGAGGGTCTAATGGTTCGGGAAATTGAGTATGCGATTGACGCTATTCAGGAAATGGTTGATAATCTAAAGGAAGACCTTGCAACAGGAAGGGTTGGAGATAATGATTATCGCTTTGTAGTGGGGCAGATCAGGGGTATGAGGTTAGCAATTAATCAAATGTCTCAAATCACAGATGAAGATGACGAGGTTGAGTAACCCGTGGGACGTTAAAATAGCTATTTTAGCTATAATAGCTATTTTAACTATATATATAATCATAACATAACGTATATAATGGTATAATAATGCAAGATTCTAGACTAAAAAAAGTTGGTGTTTCTGGTTACAACAAACCTAAAAGAACGCCAGATCATCCTAAAAAATCTCATGTTGTTGTGGCCAAAGAGGGTAGTAAGATTAAAACTATTCGCTTTGGAGAACAAGGGGCGTCTACAGCGGGTAAACCAAAATCTGGAGAATCAGAAAAAATGAAGAAAAAGCGGGCATCCTTTAAAGCTCGCCATGGTAAAAACATCGCCAAGGGCAAAATGTCTGCTGCTTTTTGGGCAGATAAAGTTAAGTGGTAAACATAAACATAATAGGAGAATAAAATGAAACAAAAGAAGATAATTCCAAAGCCTAGACCGAATCCAACTGCTGATATGGCAATGGATTACATGACAGGCTCCAATAAAGAGAACAAAATGATGGAGAAAATGCGTAAAAAATCAATAAAAAAGGTAAAAAAGACAAAATAATTCATTATGGCACTTGACAAACTGTCAATAGTGTGTAATACTAATGATGAAGGTTAGTGCTGTTTCCCTTCATTGGCTGCACTATCGCTTCTTGAGGCTAGTAGAGTGAGCCGGTTGGATTTCTATCCCAAATCACTCACATTGGGCCTAGGCGGGCGAGCCCGTGCGATTTAGCACTATCTAATCGCCCGCCAATTACGTTCATGGGACGCACAGTAACTTAACGCATACATCATGCGCATGGGAGAACTATGTCTTACAAAACCGATATTGCAGATATCGCATCTAAACTGCCAAAACCAACAGGCTATAAACTGCTTGTTGCCGCAGCCAAGGTAGAAGAAAAGAAGGGTAATGTTTTCCTTCCAGAAGACTATCGAAGGCTTGAAGACACCGCTTCAATCATTGGGAATGTTATCTCAGTAGGCCCTGATGCCTACGCCGATGAAAAGAAATTCCCGAATGGGCCTTATTGCAAGGCTGGCGATTGGGTGATGTTCCGCTCTTATTCCGGCACTCGCTTCAAATTAGGAGAAGCAGAATTCCGCGTAATCAACGATGATCAGGTCGAATGCACCGTAGATGATCCTCGCATTATAGAAAGAATTTAATTATGGCTGAAGCTGCTCAAAAAGAAGACGAAATCATTGATGATGAAGATGATTTTGAACTTGATATTGTAGATGATACGCCAGAAGAAGATCAGGATCGACCAGTAGCTCCGGTTGCTGAAGGGGAGGAGTATAGCTCCGAAATCCCGGAAGAGCCTGATGAGGAAGAGCTAAAAAGCTATTCTGAAAAGGTTAGAGAGCGTATCTCTAAAATGACTGCTCGGAATCATGCCGAAAGACGGGCTAAAGAGCAAGTTGCCAGACAGCTTGAAGAAGCTGCTAATGTAGCAAAAAGAGTAATTCAAGAAAACAACCAGTTGAAAAAGCTGGTGCATCAAGGTGAATCAGTTTGGAAAAACACCAACGAACATCGTCTTACTGCTGAAATTGAACGCGCTCGCCGTGATTATAAAACTGCCTATGAAGAGGGTGATGCAGATCTTATTGCAGACGCCCAAACCCGTCTGACTCAGCTTTATGTTGAGCTTGATAAAACTAAAAGCTGGACTCCACAGGAGATGCCAGCGCAAGAAGAACCGCAATTCTATGCACCGCAATCTCAGCAGCCACAAGTTGATGAGAAAGCCCAAAACTGGCAGAAAAAGAATAGCTGGTTTGGAAAAGATGTGGAAATGACCGGCACTGCACTTGGTATTCATCAGAAATTGGTGAGTGAAGGTGTTAGTCCCGACGACCCCGTTTATTATGCAAGGATCGACTCCGAAATTCGGAAGCGTTTTCCTGAAAAGTTTAAGCCGGATAATGGTTCCAGTCAGCCTTCCGGTGGGCGTTCCGTGGTAGCCCCGGCCACTAGAGCAAGTGGTAAATCACCGCGCAAAGTAACATTGACTGCCTCTCAAGTCGCTCTCGCAAAGAAGCTAGGTGTGACTCCAAAGCAATACGCTGAACAGATGTTAAAGGATCAGAATAATGACTGAGGACAATCGTACACCTAGAGACTTGGAAAACCGTGACGCTGAGTCGCGCGAAGAAGCCACCTTTGTACCTTCTGGACTATTGCCAAGAATTGAACAGCAAGATGGGTATGTCTACCGCTGGGTTCGAGTATCGGCAAGAGGTCAAAGTGATAATGCCAACATGAGCGCTAGGCTACGCGAAGGTTGGGAACCGTGTAAGGCTTCAGATCACCCTGAATATCAGCAGTTTGTCGATAAAAACAGCAAATTCAAGGGTATGATTGAACATGGTGGCTTGTTGTTATGCAAAATTAGTAAAGAAAAGGCCGCTGCTCGTCGTAAATATTTTGCCAATATGAACGCTAAACAAATCGAAGCAGTGGACAATAACGTTATGCGAGAAAGTGACCGCCGTATGCCTATGTTTAAGGAACGGCAGACTCGTAATTCAAACAGAGGTGATCAGTAGATCCCACAACACAATGGAACCATAGAAAATGTCTGCAACAGCGACTCCTTATGGGTTCAGGCCGATTCGCAAGATCGGTGGACAACCCTATACCGGGGGTTTCTCTCGGTATAAAATCAAGACGGGTGCTGCCGCAATGTGGCAGGGCGATCCCGTTGAATTCAACGCAGGTGCCGGAATCATCCGCGATGCCTCCACGACTGCGTGGGATGCCGATCCTATCGGTATCTTCATGGGATGTGAATATACGGATCCGAATCTTGGCTACAAGGTTTTCCGTAATA